CATTTGGTTTAAGACCTGTTCGTGAGATGGGCGGAGCACCTTACTCTGGTGGCCAGTCAAGATACAGAATCGCAAGTGGAGCTACAACTCCAATATTTCAAGGCGACCTTGTAACTCAACTGACAGCCGGTGTAATTGGACGACATACGGCCACTGGAACTGTTCCGATTGTCGGAGTGTTTAATGGTGTTTCTTACACCGACCCAACCACGGGCGAACAAGTCTTTAAAAACTATTATCCTGGCAGTGTTTCTGCTTCGGATATAATTGCAAGCGTCATAGATGACCCAAATATTGTGTTTGAAGTGCAAGCAGATGATACCTTCCCGGTAGCAGACCTGTTTGGTAACTTCGACATTGTTGATGGTTCACCTGTTGGCGATACTAAGTCTGGTAGATCCAATCTTGAGCTAGATGTAACAACTGGTGCAACAACAGCTACGTTACCGCTCAAATGTATTGACATCTCCCAGGATCCCGATAACGACGATGTTGCATCGTCAAACACCAATGTTCTTTGTGTGATTCAAAACCACATCATGGGACAAAAAGGTGCTGGTTTAGCATAAGCGAGGTAAATTAATATGGCTATTTCAAGAGCACAATTAGCGAAAGAGCTAGAGCCTGGTCTAAACGCACTTTTCGGTATGTCCTATGACCAATATGACAGAGAGTATGAAGATATTTTTGTCATTGAGGATTCAAATAGAGCATTTGAAGAAGAGGTGTTAGTTACCGGCTTTGGTTCCGCACCAGTAAAATCAGAAGGTCAAGGAGTTATTTTTGACAGCGCATCTGAAAGTTACAGCGCAAGATATACCCACGATACAGTGGCGTTAGCTTTCGCTCTTACAGAAGAAGCAGTTGAAGACAATCTTTATGACAGTCTGGGTAAACGATATGTTAAAGCATTAGCAAAATCTATGGCTAACACTAAGGAAGTCAAAGGTGCCGATGTTTTAAACAATGCTTTCTCATCTAGCTTCACAGGAGGCGATGGAGTATCACTTATTAACAGCTCACATCCACTTGCAGGTGGAGGTACAGCTGCCAACAGAGCTACTACTATGGCTGACTTGAATGAGGCTTCATTAGAAGACGCATTGATTGATATATCTACATTTACAGATGACAGAGGTTTAACAATCTCAGTACAAGCTGACAAGTTGGTAATACCACCTCAGTTAGTATTTGTTGCTGACAGAATTTTAAACTCTCAGCAAAGATCTGGCACAGCTGATAATGACATCAACGCAATCAGAAACACAGGTGTTTTACCTGGTGGTTACGTTGTAAACCATTATTTATCTGATCCAGATGCTTTCTTTGTTCTTACATCTGTAAACAGCATGGGCGAAGGTCTAAAAATGTTCCAAAGATCTCCAATGGAAACATCTATGGAACCAGACTTCTCTACAGGCAACATTAGATATAAAGCAAGAGAAAGATATTCATTTGGCTTCTCCGACTGGAGAGGTATCTATGGATCTCAAGGTGCATAATTTGAAGTCGTAATACACTTTATTACTCAGTATTACAATTTAAAGGGCCTTAATTGGCCCTTTTTTTTGCCTTAAATTAATTAAAATAATATGTATAAATAGTTGCACAAAGTTGCAATATTTAGTATATTAACTATGTGAGATATTTAATTAAAAACCAAAAGGAGAAAAAAATGGATATTAATAATCTAGATGGTTTTGCTGCTACCAAAAAAGCAGAAGGTAAAAGAGTCGCTATATTCGACGGCACTAAGTATGGCTTAGAGGGCACTGTCGGAGTGGTTGATTATATGAGAGGGTATGTTCCGCTCGCTAATTTTAAAACTGGTGAGTATGTGAACTGGGATCAAGCAACAATTGATGCTTGGAATAATGAACAAGGTTTAGACAATGCCGAGATTGATATGCTAATCAATCAAAGCATGTGGCCTACAGAAAAAGGAGTAGCGTAATGATAACAGTATTTCATGCGAACGAGTTTAGTGATAACACCAAAGGTTACACAAAAGTAGCGGAGGTTGATGTCGATACGATAAATGAGGCTTTTGAATTAACCAACAACATTGACGGCTCTTGGTCAAGAGGTCCAGAGTTTGAGTTTGACGGCGATAAGATTGTTAATGGCGACTATGATCCAAGAATTAAGGTTACTACAGATCTTGTAATTAGCAAGAGAACTGGCGAGCCTATGGGTTTGAGATCTACTTCTAGTGGTGACGTTATTTTTGACGGCAACAAAAACAAATACTGGTTTTTGGTTCCACTTGGCCCAATGGACGAGGGCACTCTTTACAAAACACATGGTCAAACTGTTGTTATTGACAACTTTGATATTAACGGCTTTATTTACAACGAAAAGGAGGTGGCGTAATGATAAAGAATATTATTTACAATAAAGACTCAGCAGATAATTCTGTTGTGGTTGATGATTACCCTTGGGGATATAAACTTAGAACCAAGAGAAAGTATTGGATTGAAACAACTAAAAGAGGTGACAGACTTTGTTACCAGACTTTGAATCCAAAAACTGACAAGTGGTGCGCTGTTAAGAAAAGCACTTACAGCGGTATCATGGTTCTTTATGAAAATGAAGATGGACATATTAAGACCATTGGATTAGATCCTCAGTGGGCCACCAAAGAAAGTCTTGCTCATTTCCAAGAAAATGTTGACGTTACTAAGTTGACCGATGCTCAAAGAGCTAAGATCTGCGAGGCTAAAACAATTCTACATGTGAACAAGTTTGTAAAAGTTGAGATTAGAAACGTAACCATGATGGATCCCGAAGAAAAGGCAAAAAAAGACGCCGAGCAAGAACAGATTAAATTAAAACTAAACAGTTATGCTAATCATGTGTACAACAAATGTTTAGTAAAAAATGGTATAGCATGACAAAAATAAACAAAATATTTGTTGATATGGACGGAGTGCTCGCTGATTTTGTGAGAGGAGTGGAGGGACCTAAATACTTAAATGGTCCCTTGGTCAGCGAGCAAACCTATGACTCAAGAAAGATAGAGCTCAGTAACAGAGGTTTATTTAGAAATCTACCAATTATGCCAGGCATGCTTAAACTCATTAACTATATCAAAGAGTCTGGCATTGATTGGGAAATACTTACGGCTTCTGGTTCTTTAAACAGAACAGTAGTGACTAACGACAAAATCTATTGGATAAGAAAACATGTAGATCCAAAAGTAATTATCACAGCAACTATAAAGGGCGAAGATAAAGCTGCTTTTGCAAGGCCTAGTCATGTTCTAATAGATGACAGAAAATCAAATATTAAAGCCTGGACACAGGCTGGTGGTATCGGTGTCTTGCATAGAACCGCAGACGATACCATAGATCAACTAAAATCATATAAGCAACCTCCTGTTGCAGAGATACTCGCTCAGTAGTATTATCTAAGATGTAGAACTAATTGTTGCGGGCATGGTGTCCGCAATGGCTAATTTATAGGAGGCTGATTATGACTACGCATTTTACTTCGGGTGTTACCAATGTTTCTTCCGACGGAACATTAGGTAAATTAAAAGCTCCCGCACCACACAAGTATCATTCATACTTTAATGATTTTGATACTTATTTAGCGTCCGATTGGACAATCACAACAACTGAGGATGGCACAGGATCCGCGACAGAGGCTTTGACCGATGGCGATGGTGGTATTTTGTTAGTAACAAATGCTGCTGGCGATAACGACCATGACTTTTTTCAGTTGGTAAAAGAAGGCTTTAAATATGAAAGCGGCAAACAGTTAGCGTTTCACGTTAGATTTAAAACTAACGATGCAACACAATCTGATATTGTTGCTGGTTTACAGCTTACTGATACTACACCATTAGATGTAACAGATGGTATCTTCTTTTTAAAATCAGATGGAGCTGCAACTATTAGCTTTATCGTTGAAAAAGATAGCACACAATCTACATTGACTTTGCCTAACTCATTGGCAGATGATACTTTTATGACTTTAGGTTTTGTTTATGATCCTAAAGATCAAAAGTTTCATGTGTATCAAAACAATGTATTAGCTGGCACAGTGGTTAGCACAAATGCTCCAGATAACGAAGAACTGACAGTTTCTTTCGGTATTCAAAATGGCGCTGCTGCTGCAAAAACCTTGAGCGTAGATTACATTGGTGCACATAAAGAACGTACAGCTGTAACTGAGCTGTAAGGAGTAGATAATGGCTGATACAGTAACAAGTCAGACTATCCAGGATGGTGAAAAAACAGCAATACTGAAATTCACCAACGAAAGCGATGGCACCGGCGAGGCTTCCGTAAAAAAAGTTGATGTTTCTGCTTTAAGCAAAGACAGCAGAGGAAGATCTTGCAGTTCTGTATCTATATCAAGAATATATTGGGCCTGTAGAGGCATGGGCGTTGACATAGAGTTTGACGCTAGTACCAATGTATTAGCGATACCATTACCTGCGGATAGCACAGGTGACGAATACTATGATTTATTTACTGGTATTCCAAACAATGCAGGATCCGGGGTGACGGGTGATATAGACTTCACTACTGTTGCACACAGTAACGGCGATGCTTATTCGATTATCTTGGTTTTAACTAAGAACTACTCATAAATAATAGGGCGGTCTTACGGCCGCCTTTTTTTAATATGGCAGTGAAGAGAAAAAAAGATCCGAGATTAGCAAGAGCTGGAGTTAGCGGTTTTAATAAACCAAAAAGAACTCCAAATCATCCGACCAAGTCGCATGTTGTAGTTGCTAAACAAGGTGACAAAATAAAAACGATTAGGTTTGGACAGCAAGGAGCTAAAACAGCTGGCAAACCAAAGGCAGGCGAGTCCCGCAAAACAAAAATGAAAAGAAAATCATTTAAAGCTAGACACGCTAAAAATATTAAAAAAGGAAAAATGTCGGCAGCATATTGGGCCGACAAGGTGAAATGGTAATATGGCAAAAAAGAAATTAAATAAAGTTATTAAGGGTTTGAAAAAGGCTAGTAAAACCCATGCAAGTCAAGCTAAAACGCTTGAGTCTATTAAAATGAAAAAAGGTGGTGGTGCTAAATCCAAAACACCAGCAAACGTAGCTAATCCATCTATTTATGCAAGAGCTAAAGCTAAAGCAAAGGCAAAGTTTGACGTATATCCATCGGCTTATGCAAATGCTTATATGGTTTCAGAATACAAAAAAATGGGTGGTAAATACAAAGGTGCTAAGAAAAAAGCAGCTGGCGGTGAAATGAGCTTAAAACCAATCCCGGCTGACAACAAAGGCTTACCAAAATTACCTAAAAAAGTAAGAAACAAAATGGGTTTCATGCAAGCTGGTGGTGCTGTAAAAATGGTCCAAGGCAGAGGTTGTGGAGCCATGATGCAAAGCAAACGTAAGAAAACAAGAGTGCCGAGCGCCTAATGAAAAAGAAAAAAGATCCAAGGGTAGGTACAGGTAAAAAACCTAAAAGATCCGGCAGAAGGCTTTACACGGATGAAAACCCAAAAGATACAGTTAGTATCAAGTTTAAAACCATGAAAGATGCTACTGCTACAGTAAATAAAGTAAAAAGAATCTCAAAACCTTTTGCTAGAAAAATACAAATATTAACTGTCGGCGAGCAAAGAGCTAAAGTAATGGGAAAAACAAGCATAGCTAATATATTTAAAAAAGGTAAAGAACAAATTAGGAAAGCTCATGGCAAAAAGTAGCGGCGGACTTACTGAGTGGTTTAAGCAAGACTGGGTAGACATCGGAGCACCAAAAAAAGGTGGTGGCTTTAAAAAATGTGGCAGATCCAAACAAAAAGCAGATGCTAAAAGAAAATATCCAAAATGCGTTCCAGCTGCAAAAGCGGCAAGAATGAGCAAAAAACAAATTAAATCAGCGGTAAGAAGAAAACGATCTAAAAAACAAGGAGTTGGCGGTAAACCAACCAACGTTAAAACTTTCGCTGCAAAAGGTGGTATGATAAAATCAAAACCTAATATGGGTTTATACGGCAGGAGCTAAATTATGAAAAAACCAAAATACATGGCAAAAGGTGGCAATCCTAAATACATGGCAAAAGGTGGAAATCCTAAATATATGTCAAAAGGTGGCGCAGCTTTGCAGAGTGAAATGAAAGCTAATCCAGGCATAAGCAATATGCCTAAATCAGTAGCGGCAGCGTTAAAAGGTGTCGGCACTAGAGCAAAAGGTCAAGCTAACTTATTAAGACCTAAAAAAACTCCACCAGCTGGCGGCATGAAGTAAAATTTTTTATTAAATAAAGTGGCGTATTTAATATCAAACATACCGCAGTTTAAGTGCTGGGTAAGAAAAGAATTTACTGCGAATCATCAAAACTT